TGGGTCTTTACCCATATCAATGATTGTGATTAGTTCACCAGGATAACCTTTGTCTACAAGCTTAGTAGCAGCATTCACTCCTGCTACACCTGCACCTACAATTACGATTTGTTTTTCCTTCATATTTTTTTCTCTTGTTACATATTAATATAATAAAAAGATGTGGCGTCTCCAAACTTGGTGACGCCACAGCTGTCAAAATTTTTGATAAGCGACGGGCTATGAATCCGTCTATAAATTAATTATACCCAAATAGATGCTGTCATTAGATTAAGACTATTTCCTTTATTAACATCAGTTAATGTAGATCCAGTATTATATATTACAATAAAGTTTCCAATATTTTGCCCTTCAGTAATATTATTTCTACTTTCTACACTATAACCAATAGTACCCCAAGCCTCTGCTCCTGTAGTATTGTCACGCTCATTAGCTTGGAGTGGTTGATAAGCTCCTGTAGGTAAAGAATTTACTACTTGTACAAAAGATTGTTCCCCTTGTGGATCAGCACCACCACTACTTCCAGGAGACCCCCAAAACCATGCTTCAACGTTAAAACCATTTGTAGTACCATTTCTAGTTACTCCTAAAATCCAACCATAATTGCCAGGATAATATTCGTTTCCTGGGGCTCCTTCATTAAGTTGTTTTATAGTACTATCTAACCCTTGAACCCATTGCCAAGATGAAGTTGATACTGTAGCATCTCGTTGGTCTGAGGTAATACCTTCTCTATATCGTGGTAAATAAAATCCTTTTTGGGTATCTATTACAGTTATATTAGCATTTACTGTATCCCAATACTCTAAACCTGTTAAAACACAAAGGGGATCAGCTATTACAAGACCTAAGTTTTGTTCTTCAGGAAGTCTTGCTTTTGCTAATATTCTATAATCATACCATCTAGGAGTGGGACCTGAAATATTAGTATTATTAGCTCCTGAGATGTATCTTGGGTCTAAACCAGGTTGACCTGTCCCACCTTGGAACGAAGATCCAGTATTGATTGCCCAAGCATGTAATGCCATATCTTATTCTTTATGTATTTTAATTCTAAGTGGTCCTGTCCCTTTTATAGTACGGTGCCACATATGTCGTGGTATAAATATACGTTGATTTAGGGAGGTAGGTAACTGATTATCAAGTTGGATTGACCAATCTGTTTCTCCTATAATCTCGATTGTACGATCTTCGTCATCGCGGTGCCAAAGTAGCTCAATCGGATCTATGTTCTCGTTGAACTCTCTGATAATGTATTGTTCTGTAACCTCTAGATCTTTATACGGTTTTGTCATCTGTAATAGGACCTCCAACAACCCAAGCATCGCAAGTTCGAGCTGCTGCACATTTAAACTTTAAAAACCTACAATATCCTAATTTACCTGCTTCAATTACATCAAATGGATCTTCTGTACCCTCATCATCACCTATTCCTTTAGCAATACAATCTAATGTTTTGGTTGTGATATCAAATGCAGCGCAGTTACCACAAAGTGATGTTTTAGCCTCTTCTACAGAATCAAGCTTCCACATGTCTGCTTTAGCTTGCCAGAATTTGTTGTTTGGTTGGTTAGGGTTTAGAGGACCGTATCCATATTCATTGATTGCCTTTTGTCTGTTTTGAAGGTTCAATTCAATATTTTGGGTTGGTAAAGGACATTTATTTACCTCTACTTCACTTAGTATGTTTAATAATGTTCCCATATCACCAGAATCCGCTAAAGTTTGATTTAAGTCCTAAAAGTTTAGCATAACGTGGTAGACGACAACTCCAATATGAAGCCTTTGTTCTATCTTTTTTATTTTTACAATCGTGACGAGCCGCAAATGCCCTACGTGCCTCTGGATTGTTTATCTTAGCTGATAAACCTGTTGTATCACCAAAAGATACTTTTTTAATCTTTTTGGTTTTTGGATTGCGAACGTAAACGTAGAATTTTTTAGAGCCACCACGTTTTGGTTTACCAAGTGGTGGATTCTTTTTCTTTTCTGCTTCGGTTAATGTTTCTACTTCCTCGAAGATAAAGTCTAGAGGTACTTTTTTACCCTCGTACATTCCAAAGTGACCCAAGTCTGTTTCAGTGATGACCTCTAAATCATCTCCTTGCACCTCAATGATGTTACGGCTGTATAAAGCGCGTGCTTCGGCCCATAAATTAAAGTAGCTATCCGAGCCAGCACGATATACGTGCTCTGTAAGAGGTCGTGCGTTATCCATGTGATATTTCAAACCCTCAGAAAGGATTGCTCTTGGTGCTACACTTTCGTTTAGCATTACAGGCTTTTTATCCTCGCAAATATTACATCCACAATCACACATACTACTTAAATAATTTAGGGAAGTTCATACCTAATTCGGAAGATGAAACGTAAACACCGTTTAAGATTCTTTCGGCATCTATAGCATCTACTACAGCATCGTTCATAGTGTAGAATTTACCTTGTCCGTTTTCGCTTACGTTTAAGATATATCCTACGTCTTTACCCATTCTAGGTTTTTTCATGAGCTTATTTGATAAAACTCTTTTTAAAAGTTTAGCAGCGCCTTCCTCAGCAGTAGCATCTGGAGATAATTCTAGTTTAGAATATAAAGAATCAATACGAGCATATAATGGCTCGAACATGTCTATATCTCTTAGTGTCTTATTTTTTTCAAAAGTAGCCATGATAGCGAATGCTGGAACTATATCGCGTGCTTTGAAGTTGCCTGGGTTGATTGTGATTTGGGCATCCTCGTCAAATTTACTGAACAAGGTTAAGATACCAAATACTTTGTTTAATAAAGCTACGTTTTCTTTATCACCAGCAAATTTACCTAGTGTGATATTAGATGTTTCGTATGATTTGATTTCGCATCCGTAACCATCAATAGTCAAATCCGGATCTTCACCTTTTCTAGAATCGGTAACGTTGTGTTTATTAACGTTAAATTCGAAAGCCCAGTATGTGGCGATTTCTCCTTTACCAGCTCCTGCTGTTGGAACCTCACTATCTTTTTTTAGTGGGAGGATTGGGTATAGAGTTTTCCAAATTTCTTCGTCTTCTCCACCTAAGTTAAAGTCTTTACCTAGTTCTAAAGGAGTATTACATGTTGGAATTTTTTCTCCTTCTTTTAAACCTAGTGCTTTACGAATTCTGACGTTATAATCTACTTGTGCTTCGTTAATAATGATCTCACCCATAAAATCTTCTGCTAGTTCAAACAACATAGCTTTGTCTTTTGGATTGTTCATATCAGGATACCCCTTTGGGAATTTCCAACCTACACTTTTGATAAATTTATCTAAACTGTCCATTATACTTCGGGTTCAGCTGCTGGTTCTTCTACTGGTGGTGTTGATGCTGCGCCTGCTTCCGTTCCCTCAGCAGGTGCCTCTGCTTTACTACCATAACGTAATATACGAGAGATAGATTCGCAAGCCGACTCTTCCTCGTTTAAGTTAAGTAGGTAATATTTTTTACCTTCTACTTGAGCGATCCAGCTTTTAGGTGTGTAAATAAGATAAAAATCTTGTCCGTTTTTTAGATTGATACGGAATGTTGTAGGACGAGGAGCAACCCAATCAATAGAGGCTAAAAAGTAGTCGAAATCCGGAGATAACAGATCTACTATAACAGCTTTAAGTTCTGGGAATTTTGTTAGCTCATCGTATTCGGCAGCAGCAACGTCAGCCTTGAGTCTGCCTCTGTAGACATCCTTGGCTAATGTTCTGATTTTGGCTACGAGTTCTTCACGAGTCATTATCCTCTAGCTTTTTGTTTTGCGGTTGGACCTTTACCACCACCTTTTGCTTTGTAGTTAGCTACAGCACCAGCGATTGCTTTAGCTGCTTTTTCTGATTTGCCTCCTTTTTTAAGTTTACCTACAAGTTTTTCGAATGATTCGTCCAGTTCGGCTGTTGCTTTTTTAAAGTAGCCTTTTGGTAAACCTTCTTCGATTTCGTCTTCTAGAGGTACTGAAGGAGTGTTTGGGATAATATCTTCACCAGTAGCAACACCTACCATAGCATCGATTTCTGGTTCTTTTAATTCGAACTCAAGATAGTGCTTAGCACTAGAAACCATATTTTTAGCTGTGGTAATTTTTGCTTGCCACCATGCTGGGAAATCTACTTCACCTTCACCTTCAACTTTTCCTCCTC